ATTTATAGGAACTTCGTTTACAGGTTCTTTACTTGGAACCGCTAGTTTTGCAGTTAGTTCTTCTAGAGCTGTTACTTCATCTTTTGCTTTAACATCTTCATTTATTAGCACTATAGGTACAAATGCATTTATTCAAGGAGGAAATTCTTTTGGTGCAACTGCAACTATAGGTACAAATGATGCACAAAGTTTAGTATTAGAAAGTAATGGAACAGCTAGAATAACTTTAGATAGCTCAGGAAATACTAGTATAGCTACAGGATATCAATTTACTTCTGCTGGAACTTTAAACTGGGGAACTAGCGGATATACTATAGGCCAACTAACTTGGGATGCAGGTGGTGGCTCAAATAATTATGCAGCAGTTTTTGCACAAGGTATTTATAATTTAAAATTAGGTACAACAACATATCCAAATTCTATTTTTATAACCGGATCTAATGGTAATGTAGGTATAGGTACAACATCACCGACTGCAACTTTAGCAGTATCTAAAGCAGCATCAAACTATATGTTTGATCTTGAAAATGCAAGTGAAGCTGCATTTAAATTAAGAACATATAACCATGGATCTGGAATTGCACCGGGTCTAACATTTACTCAAGGATTATATTATAATACAACAGAAAATGCTTCTATTAAATTTTATAGAGGCGGTAGTACAACTGGAGGATTTTTAACTTTTACTACTAATGATGGTACTGAAAAAGTAAGGATTGATAATGCTGGTAATGTTGGTATAGGTATAACTTCTCCTACAACTAAATTAGAAATAGGTATTTCTAATAGTTCACATACTAATGAAGGAATATTATTTACTAGTCCTAGTGGATATGGTCAAGCAGCAATTTATCACGATTATGTAAATTCAGGCGATATACTAACTAATCTCAAATTAGTAAACACATATTCTGATTCAAGAATAGATTTAGTTCAAGATTCTTATAATGCAGGAGGAAGCCCAGGATCAATAAGATTTTATACACAACCTAGTGCAAATGCAGGCGTTGGAATTGAAAGAGTGCGTATTACTAGTGCTGGGAATATGGGTATAGGAACTAAAAGTCCTGCTGCTCAATTACATATAAGTGGTTCTGGAGATATTAGAATAACTAATAATGCTAATAGTACTGGATATGATATTGGATTATTAGGTGGTAATACAGATGCAAATGCTTATATATATCAAAGAGCAAATGCCGCTCTTACATTAGGTACTAATAATACTGATAGAATTCGTATTACTAGTGACGGTAAAGTCGGTATAGGTACTACATCACCTGGAGCAAATCTTCAAATAGGATTTCAAAATAGTAGTACATCTGAAATGTTACGTTTAGGAGTATTATATACTGGATCTCCTACTCAAAGAGGAACTATAACTTGGCATGATAGTGTAGATGTAACTGGTCAAATAGATACAAGATATGATGGTTCTAAAGTAAACATGTATTTTGGAAGTTTATATAATAGTGGATATAATTCTACTGTTAGATTAACTATTTTAGGTGATGGTAATGTTGGTATAGGAACTACAACACCAACAGAAGGAAAATTAGTAATTGCAAATTCAGGTCCATCAGTAATATATAATAAAGAAACTTCACAAGGAGTAAATTCTTTTTGGAATTCCAGTGATGGTTCACAAGTACAATTTGGAGCGGCAAGTGCGCATCCATTATTATTATTTACTAATAATAGTGAAAAAGTAAGAATTACTTCCGATGGAAATGTTGGTATAGGAATTAATTCACCAACAGCTAAATTAGATGTTGCCTCATCTACTACTGGTACAACAATGGTTGTAGGTAGATATTCAGGATATCCAAATATAAAAGCTAATACAGATGCTGGAGGTTATCTAATATTAGATTCTAATGGAAATGCAGCCGGTATAAATCATTACGTATCAGATAATGTTTGGTTAGCAACAGGTGGTGGAAATGTAGGTATAAATACTACGTCTCCTGCAGTTAAATTAGATGTAGCAGGAACTACAGGAGTTACTACTCAAATTAGAACTAATGGTGCTGATTGGGTTACTGGACTTAAAATACAAACAAATAATGCAGATGGTGGATATTTCTATACAACTTTTGTAAGCGGATCTCAATATGCATCTTTACAAGCTGGTGATAATAGCACTTATAGAAATATATCATTAAATCATCAAGGTGGTAATGTTGGTATAGGTATAACAACACCAGCAACTAAATTACATATACAAGGAAGTCATACTACAGCATTATTTAGACTATATTCAACAGGAGGTGATGGCACAGGTGGGACAGGTCCAGCAAGTGTTTGTATGTGGGCATCAGAACCTGGACTTACTTATAATGGTAGTGGTATTGGAGCAAATATTAATAACAGTCCTTATTACGGTAGACTAGATTCTAGTAATGGACAATCTTATATAAGATTTAGCCCTGCAGATATTGAATTTTATACAGGAGCTGGTAATGCTAATTTTAGAGCTACTATATTATCAACAGGTCGATTTGGTATAGGTACTACAAGTCCACAAAAACCTTTTGAAGTAATATCAGATTCAAATGATTTTGTATCTGTAGGCGTAAATCAAATAAGTGTAGGAGCTTGGACAGGTATTCATTTTGGATATAGAGAAGCAAATAATTCATATAGAAAATCAGCTATAGTATTTGAGAGAACTGATTTAACATCAAATGATGCTCAAGGTAAAATACACATATTAAATGGACCTCAAGGATCTAGTGGAAATGCTACTTTGTCTGATGCTAGATTAACTATTGGGGAAAGTGGAAATGTAGGTATAAATAAAACATCTCCAACTTACAAATTAGATATAGTAGGAGCGTCATTAGGTACTTCTGTAGGAACTCAAGAGTTATTAGAAAGATTTAATGTAACAACTTCAAATAATGATTATTTAGAACTTACAAATACAAGAGTAGCTAATGGATCTACTTGGGAAACAGCTGGATTTAGAATTCAACAAAAAGTTGATTCTACTTGGATGGGGTATATTCAATTTAATGGAAATAATAATGGCGGTATTTCATTTGGCGCAGGACTTAATTCAGGAGGACCTCTTAATCCACCAGAAGCACTTAGAATAATTAATGGAGGAAATGTAGGTATAGGAACAACATCACCAACAGAAAAATTGCAAGTAGATGGTACTATAGTAACAGATTATACTATAGCTGATACTCAAGGATATAGGTTAATAAAACCTAAAAATGGTACATATATTACCCAAACTAGTACAGTAACAGGCGCTATAAAAATTACTTATCCTGTTGGATATACTAATACAATGCATACTATAAAAGTAAAAGTTTATGAGTATGTAACTAATGAATCATTTACAATTACTTTTGGAGGATATAACTACTCTGATACTCCATCTTGGTATAATTGCTTTGCTTATATAGAAGGAAATCCTGCTATAGATAGAAACTTTAATGTAAGATTCGGTTATGATGGAACTTACATGGTTGTTTATATAGGTGAATTAAGTTCTACTTGGAGTTATCCTCAAGTGTTTATAGAAGAAGTAGCATTAGGATATAGTGGAGTAAGTTCTACATGGAGAAATAATAACTGGACTATAGGATTTGAAGCAAGTGCATTTAGTAATATTACCGCAACAGTAAGTAATACGGCAGCACATACTTTTGTTAGAGATGGTGCAAATGCATATTATTCACTTGGAAGCATAGGTATAGGAGCATCTTCTCCTGCATATAAATTAGATGTATTAGGCACAATTCGTGCAACTGGAGATGTTATTGCATATTCTGATGCTAGAGTAAAAGATAATGTAGAGCCTATTGAAAATGCACTAGAAAAAGTAATATCATTAAGAGGAGTAAGTTATAATAGAAAAGACACAGATGATAAATCACGTAAGATAGGAGTAATTGCGCAAGAAGTGCTTCCAATAATACCTGAGGTTGTATCTAAAGATCAAAATGGTAATTATAGTGTAGCATATGGTAATATGGTAGGGCTGTTAATTGAAGCAGTTAAAGAACAACAGAAACAAATAGACGAACTCAAATATTTATTAGAAAATAAGAAAAAGAAAAAATAATGGCAATTAATTACAATTGGAATTTTAATCCACTAGAAGCATATCCAACAGCATCAGGAGAAACAAATGTAGTATTCAATGTACATTGGCAACTTCATGGAATTACAGGATCATATCAATCTACAGTAATAGGAGTTCAACCAGTTACTTACGAATCAGGTTCTGCATTCACTCCTTTTAATGATCTTACTTATGATATAGTTTATAATTGGATGACTGCTTCAATGGGTACAGCTAGTATGCAAAATTATGAAGCAACA